TGCCGGTCGCCACGGCCCGCGAGGTCAACGTGCCGTCGCAGAAGGGCGAAGCGGATGTTTCGACCCGCGGTGGCAGTGGGTGGAAGGCCACGGTCGGCGCCCTCAAGGATGCGCGCCTCGAGTTTGAGCTGGTCTACGATTCGGCCGACGCAGCCTGCGAAGCCTTGCTTGTGGCGTTCCTCAGTGACGCGACCATCGGCCTGGCGGCTGCCGACGGGCCGATGATGCCGGACGGCCACGAGATAAGGACCCACTACTTCATGGCCGACTGCGTGATCACCAAGTTCGACCGCAAAGAGCCGCTGGAGCAGGCGGTGACGATCAGTGTGACCGCCAAGCCGACGTACTCGGCAAATCCGCCGTGCTATGGCGAGTTCAGATCGCATCCCGCGCCGCCGCCCATCCCGTAGCGAGCGGGCGTAAGGAACCTGGAACTTCTGTCGAGGAACCTGCCATGGGAGTCAAGATCGGCCTGGAAGCGAAGCTCTACTACTGTGCCGCCGGCATCGGCGGGACGCCCACCTGGACCGAAATCACGTCCGTCAAGGACGTGACGCTCAACCAGTCGAAGGGCGAGGCGGACGTCTCGACCCGCGGCGGCGGGGGCTGGAAGGCGACGATCGGCACGCTCAAGGAGGCGGCCATCGAGTTCGAGCTGGTCGCCGACGAGGACAATGCTGCCTACACGGCCCTCCAGGACGCCTACATCAATAATACGTCCGTCGGCCTGGCCGTGATGAACGGTCCCATCGCGACGGCCGGCTCCAAGGGCCTATGGGCCGACTGCGCGATCCTGAAGTTCGACCGCAAGGAACCGCTGGAGCAGGCCATCACGATCAGCGTGACGGCAAAGCCCACGTGGAGCACGAACCCGCCCCAGCGGAAGGTGATCGCGGGGTCGTAAGCCGTCGACGTGCCTATCAAGAACCGCAGGACATCCCCTGGAGGCATCATGCGAACGTTCACCGACAGCGCCGGTCACGCCTGGCAGGTCGTCATCAACACGAATTCGATCAAACGGGCGAAGGCCGTGAGCGGCGCGAACCTCGTCGACATCCTCGACGGGGAACTCTACGCGCGGCTGCTCCTGGACCCGGTCCTCGTCTGCCAGATCGCCTACGGCGTGTGCAGACCCGAGGCCGAGAGCCGGAAGTTCTCCGAGGAGGACTTCTACGCCGCCCTCACGGGCGACGCCATTGCGGCCGCGCGGCGGGCGATCCTGGAGGACCTGGCGGATTTTTTCCCGAACCCGATCCGCGGGAGCCTCCAGAACGCCCTCGCGGGCGGAAGCCCGTCACCGGACGGGAAGCCTGGCGACTCGTCTTCGAGCTCGCCGGCGACTGCGGCTGCGACCCCGGGGAGTTGACCTTACGCGAACTCGTGTGGATGGCCGAGTCGCGGTCGAAGGCGGAATGGGGCCGCACGGCGTCGCTCATGTCGCTCCTCGCCAACGTGAACCGCGATCCGAAAAAGCATCGGCCATTCTGCCCGAGCGACTTCGATCCGCACGAGGCCAAAGAACCGGAAGTGCGTCTCAAGGGAGATATCGAGGTACTCATACGAACCTTCGTCAACGGGAACCAAGGAGACGAGCCATGAAGAAGACGATGCTGGGAATGGTGATGGTGGTGTCGTTCGCTGTGGTGCTGCTCGGCTGTGGCTGCAAGGGCGGGACGGCCGTGCCGGAAAAGCCGGACTTGGCGGCTACTGCCTCGAAAACCGAGGCCGCCGGCAAGGTAATCTCTGTGGGCGCCGCGAAGGCCGATGACAACGTCGTCGCCGCGCGGCAGGCGGCCCGCGAAAGCTCCTCGAACATCGCGGCGGTGTCGGGCGCGCTGCGCCAGGCCAGCCCGGCGGCGGCGCCGGCATCGGACAGGCTGGACACCGAGGCCCGCGGCCTGAACGAGAAGGTGGTGAAGCCGCTGGATACCGCCCACGAGAGCCTCCAGGAGGTCAAGGCTGCGGCGCCCGTTGTGGCGGCGCAGGCGCCGTCGGAGATCCGCCAGGCGGCGCAGGCCCTGAACACCATGCAGAAGACCCTCGACGCCAAGGAGCAGGAGGTCACCAAGCTCAAGGCCGATCAGAACTCGTGGACGGAGCGGGTCCTGCACCTGGTGCAGATCCTGGCCCTCGTGGCCGTGGCCGGCGGTGCCGCGCTCTTCTGGTTCGTCGATAAGCGGTCCGGTGCGACCATCGCGGTGGCGGGCCTCCTCATCTTCGGCCTGGCGGTCTTCGTCGACCGCTGGCTCATCCAGATCGCGATCGGCGCAGCCGTGCTCTTGGCCCTGTCGCTCGCGGCCGCTGTCTACTGGGCCTACAAGAACGGGTGGCTGAAGCTGAGCGCCTACTCGTCTGCCGAGGCGATCAAGGCCAAGCTCCAGCAGACGGCGCCGGCCGTCGCCACGGACCTGTTGGCCTTCCTCAAGACGGTGGTCCATCCGGCTGCCCAGGCCGATTACACGAAGGCGAAGGAGTCGGGGCAGGTACAGACGCCGACGCCGCCCATCGTGATTCCGGAGAACGGCCTGGTCGTTAAGGGCGAGCCGCTGAGGGTCCAGGAGCCCGTCGCCGCGCCACCGGCGCCGCCACCGGCTGCCAATACCGTGCTGGCGGCCAGCGCGGCACCGGTTGCCGTGGGGGCTGCCTGACATGGCCCTCGCGATCGGGATGCTTTTATTGCCCGTTGCGGCGCTCGGGCTTCTGGCGGGCGTTAGTCTCTTCGGCCACAGTCACCAGCCGCGGAAGCGGTCGGGGCGGCGGGGGATCGTTCCCCCGCCGCCTCCCGCGCCCCGGTCTCGTCTGTGGGTCATCGTGTTCCTGGCGGCGATCCTGGCGGCCGGCTGCGGTCTGCCACACGGGCCGCCGCGGGAAGTGAAGGCGCCCTACCAGGACGGGCAGATGAGCCCGGTCATGGTGGGCGACGTGATGTGGGTCCGCGTCGGCGGGGAATGGCAGCGCGTCATCGGCGTGGACGCGGAAGGTGACCTGATCACGGCTACGGGCAAGTGACGCCGGCCGCCCACCCGAAACGCTGAACAGGTGTCCGATGCCGTCTTCAGCCTTCAATCTTGGCTTCAGCGTCAAACGGTGGTTCTTCGACGCCCCGCGCGTCCGGACGATGATCGACCCCGCGACGCGCGAGGCCCTGTCCCATGCGGGTGCCCTCGTGCGGACGATCGCGCGGCGGTCCATGACGTACACCACGGCGAAGAAGGGCCTGGTCATGGGGCAGTACATGACCGTGATGCCGGCGCCATCGCCGCCGGGCCAGCCGCCGCATGCCGTGCGGCCGCACCCGTGGATCAGGGAGTTCCTGTACTACGCCCTCGACCCCGCGCGGCACTCGGTCGTGGTCGGGCCGGTGCTCCTGCCGGGCGTGACCGGCGGGCGGAACATCCCCGAACTCCACGAGACGGGCGGCATGACGTTCAACCGCAACCGGCGCCGGCGCACACGCCACGTCGGCGGCGTGGGCGAGATTCGCGTCGGCGGCCGCGCGGGGCGGACGACGAAGACGATCCTCTGCACGAAAACGGGCCAGATGATGTCCGTGACGTTTGCCCGGCTTCGGACGCCCGCCCAGGTTGCCCGCGCGAACGAGCTGAACGAGCTTCTGTACGGCGCGCTCTGGTACGCGGCCAACTACCCTGCGCGGCCTTTCATGCAGCCCGCGCTTGCGAAGGCCGCGCCGAGCATCCCGAAGCTCTGGGCCACAAGCGTCCGGTCGGCGTAGTCTGCCGGTGAAAGGAAGCACCCATGCCCCCCGCGGGCGCCATCCGCCAAGGCGGCGTCTACGTCGAGATCTCCGCCGACGATGCGCCCCTGGTGCGCAGCCTGGCCGCGTCGCAGGCCCGCCTTCGTGCCTGGGTCGCACAGAACCAGGCCCAGTTCACCAAGGCGACCGAGGGCGCGCTTTCAGGCGAGGCCGGCGGCACAAGGTTCCTCTCGGGCAGTTTCAAGGGGACGGAGCTTTTCGAGGGGGGCCTGAAGTTCGCCGCCGCCATCGGCGCCACCAAGGCGGCGATTGCCGACGTGCAGATCTTCAGCGCCCTTTTCCGCGGTGACATGGAGGGTGCCCGCGCCGCCGCCGAGAAGCTGCCCTTCGGCCTCGGCGAGATCACAAAGGAACTCGGCGCGGCCGCCGATGAGGCGGCGAAGTTCATGTTGTCGCTGGCCGGCCGGGATATGGCCGGCGCCTACGACTCCGCCGCCACGGCCAAGGCCGCCAGGGACCGCGCCGCCCAGGCCAAGGCGTGGAACGAGGGCCTGAAGATCATCGAGGCCCAGGCCGACGCCTTCCGCAAGGCGACGATGTCGGCGCGGGACTACTTCAAGGCCCAGCTTGAGTCCAAGGGCATCGGCCAGGAACAGGTCGACCAGGCCCTCGCGATCTATGACCAGACCGAGGCCGCCAAGACCGCGCAGCGGGCCCTGACCGCCGAACGCGCCGAGGCTGCGGGCGAGGGCAGCCGGGACCTGGAGGCCAGGGAGAACGTCAGCCGCGAATATGCCCGGGCGACCCTTTCGGCCCGCGACCTCGTGGCCGCCGAGGTCGACGGGATGCACCTCTCGGCCGGGGTCGCTAAAGAGGTCCTGGACGCGAAGCTCCGCATCCTGGACATCACCGAGAAGCAGGCCGCGGCCGAGAAGGCCGCCAAGCTCACGGCGTCCATCACCGAGTCCCTGGAAGCGCTCAAGATCCGCGTGGGCGAGGCCAAGGGCGACCTCGATTCCCTCGGCGCCGAGCAGGAGCGGGCCGTCGACAACATCGCCGACGCCGTCGGCGCGGGCACGCTCTCGTTCAGCGAGGCGACGGCCGAGATCGACAAGGTCAAGGCCGCCTACGGTGAACTGCGGAAGGCCCAGGACGAGGCGACCGCCAGGAAGGCTGGCCAGGATCTTACCGAGGCGATGAAGACGCCCCTGGAGAAGGCCGCCGCGGAGATCGCCCGGTACAAGGCGATGGTCGCCCACGGGGACATCGGCGAGGACACCTACAGCCGCGCCGTCCGGAAGTCCGTCGAGGAAGCCGCGTCTGCGATGCCCGACGCCATGCGGCACACGGTCGGCGTCCGCGGGACGTTCAACGCGATGGAGGCCGCCGGCCTCGGCGCCGGCAGCGTGGCCGACCGCATCCTTGCGGCCAGTGAGAAGACCGCCAAGAACACCGAAAAGATCGCCCAGGCGGCGGATGCCCTCGGGGTGAGCTTCAACTAGAGAGAAGACGATGGCGACTACCTGCGTCGAGAGATACGACAGTCGCGACGTTGGCGCCGGCGGCCGACCGACCGCCACGTTCAAGTACCTGATCCGCGGCACGACCGACGAGCAGGCCGCGCTGGCGGCCCTGGCGGCCGGTTCGGCTGCCGCCTACAACGGCCTCTCGCGTCTCTCCTGGAACGTCTCCCCGATGAGCGACGGGGACTCCGTGCCGTCGACGTGGGAAGGCACGGTCCAATACGGTCTCGTGTCGAGCGCCCCCCGCCAGGTGGGCGAGTCCGTCTATTCATTCGACACGGCGGGCGGGACCCAGCACATCACCCAGGCCAAGCAGCACGTCGCGAGCTACGCCCGCGGCAGCGACACGGCGCCGAACCTGGAGGGCGCCATCGGCTACGACGGCCACGATGTTCAGGGCTGCGACATCACCGTGCCGGTCTACAATTTCTCGGAGACGCATTACCTGGCCGCCGAGAGCGTCACGGACGCCTACAAGGCCGCTCTCTTCTCCCTCACCGGCAAGACCAACGACGGGACGTTCCGCGGGTTCCAAGCGGGCGAGGTCCTGTTCCTTGGCGCAAGCGGCACGCAGCGCCAGGGCGACAAGGCATGGGAGATCACCTTCCGCTTCGCCGCCAGCCCCAACGTCTCGAACCTGACGATTGGCGGCTCCAGCGGCATCGCGAAGAAGGGCTGGGAGTACCTGTGGGTCCAATACGAGGATGCCAAGGACAACACGGCCAAGGCGATTCTCAAGCGCCCGCGGTACGTCTTCGTTGAGCGAGTCTACGACGCCGGCAACTTCGCCGGCCTGGGAATCGGGTGATCCATGAGCGGCGACAGGCTTCAGAAAGTCGTGTCGGGCCAGAAGGGGCCGCTGTCGGCGGCCACGTGGAACACCTTCGTCGACGCCGCGCGCGACTACCTCCAGCGTCAGCTCGACGGCGGGCCGGCCGGGGCGCCCACGCCCAGACCCTACGGGACGATCCTCGTCGAGAACTGCACGGGCAGCGACCTCGACCTCTTCGGGATCGTCGGCATCGACGGCCCCGTCTTCGGCCCCGACGACAGCGAGCAGGAGTTCCAGTTCCGCCCGGCCCTGAAGGGCGTCGTGCCTGGCGACGACCACTTCGGGTGCTTCGCCGTGCTCCTCGCGCCCTTGAAGGCTGGCGCAATCGGCCCGGCTCTCGTGGAGGGTGTGACGGCCGTCCGGGTGCGTCTGCCCGACCCGGCCCACCCGCCCCAGGACCCGGCCGACCTGTCGATCCAGTACGCCGACATCTGCAACGTCGAGGGCGAGGAAACGCTCCACCTGGAGCTCCAGGCCCGCGGGGCCGGTCGGGTTCTCTGGCTTGAGGCGTCCGACGACGAAACGACGCACGATCGGTGGGCGCTTGTCAGGTTGTCGAACGCCTCGCCCCAAGAGCGGGGCGCCGCCGTCCACGCGCTCAAGGTGACGGGCATCTACGGCGCGTATGGCGTGCCGTTCGACCAGGCCGTGCACCGGTTCATCCTCTACGTCACGGGCTACTTCGCCTTTGCGGACAAGTCGTGGTACGACGACACGAGGGAGTACATCGTCAAGGCCACGCACTCGCCGGCCACGGCCGCCATCGGGTTCAAGACGATTCAGGTCAACGACTTCGTCGGCTACGTTCTGGCCGACGGCTTCGAGCCTGTGCCCGGCGCCACAAACCAGGAAACCTATGCGGGCCAGGTCATCGCCTTCCCCGGCCCCGAAGGCGCGCTCCTCTCGACGAGCACGAAGATCGACGGCGGCCCCGGCATCATCGTCGAACCGAACGCCGACCCGTCCAAGGACGAGCCGAAGGTCTCCGTCGAGCTGGCCGACAGCGATCCGGGCTTGGAGTTCGACGCCCAGGGCGACGATGGCAAACTGAAGGTCCTGCCCGACGAAACCGCCGGCGTGACCGTCACCGATGACGGCGTGACCGTGAAGCTCGAAGAAGACGGCAACGGCCAGAAGAGCGGCGGCCTTGAGTTCGCCGCCGACGGCGACATCAAGGTGTTGCCGAACGAGGCCGAGGGCATCACGGTCAAGCTCCAGGGCGTCTCGGCCAAGCTCGAACCCGACCACGGCCTCGCCTTCGCCAACGATGGCGACATGCTGGTGATGGTCAAGCAGGCCGGCGGTATCGATGTGGACCAGGACGGCCTCTTTGCCGTCGTCGATCCGACCCGCGGGATCGACGTGGACGCCAACGGCCTCTTTGCCATCGTGAATGAGCAGGCCGGGATGACGGTGGACGCCAACGGCCTGGCCGTCAAGATCGTCAACGAGCCGGGCGGCCTGACGTTCGACAACGCCGGCAAGGTGAAGCACAACACGCCCGACCCGAACGTCGTGACCGAGCGGGCCTACTTCGAGAACGTGTACGGCGAGAACATCGGCAAGACCGGCGACGGCTCGATCCAGTTCGACAAGAACGGCCACCTGAACGCCCTGGACGGGGCCAGCATCATTCACACCGGCCCGGGCGCCGCCCTCGCCGGAACGGGCGGCGGATCGACCGACGGCACGTCGACCGTCAAGGCCGTCGAGACGGACGCCCACGGTCACGTTCGACGCTACTATCGGTACTGGCATGCCGGCGGCGGCAATTGGCACGGCCAATGGGAAGGACCCAGCGCATGAGACCCGAATGGTTGACCGTCGTCCGCTTCCGCTACGCTCACGAGCACGACAACGCGCCGCTGGCCGCCTGGCTGCGACGCTTGGCCTATCTCGGCGCCACGGTGCGCGACTCGTGTTTCACGCCGCGTGTGGACCTCACCCGAAACATGGAGGTCGGCCGCTGGCTGGAAGAGGACCGGACGCAGTTCCTCCTGATGGTGGACTCGGACATGGTGCCGGTGGAGGAAACCAACGCGATCCTCACGGCCGACGGGGATGTTGTCGCCTGCGCCTACGTGGACCAGCACGGCCACGCTATCGACTGGAAAGAGAACGGCATCCAGACCGGATGTCTGCGGTTGGCCCGCGACCTGATGCTGACGATCCCGCAGCCGTGGTTCGAGTACAAGGTTTCGGAGGACATCCGCCAGACGACCCAGGGCGAAGCCTACACCTTCTCGCAGAAGCTCCTGGCCGCCGGCCAGACCGCCAAGATCGTCGGGCGGATCGGACACATGCTTCCTATGGTCGCCCTGCCGCCCGCGACACCCGGCGCCCCGACCGAAGTCCGGTACGGATGGCAGTTCCTACAGTAGCGGTGCTCAGAGCCAGGACTGGGATATTGCAGCACTTCGCGTGCTCAACGCCTTGCGGCATCGGAGAGGTCAGCACGACACGTACCGGAACCTGCTGCTCGGGCAGTCGTAGTGCTCAACGCCTTGCGGCATCGGAGAGGTCAGCACTGTTTCGCAACTACGAACCCGACCTGGACCGCGGGTGCTCAACGCCTTGCGGCATCGGAGAGGTCAGCACCGAGCTGCCGGGCGCCGTGATGGCCAAGTGGCACGCGTGCTCAACGCCTTGCGGCATCGGAGAGGTCAGCACCGGACCCAGGACACCCTCCAGATCCTCGCGGACCCGAAGTGCTCAACGCCTTGCGGCATCGGAGAGGTCAGCACGGAGCGGCATCACTACGTGGGTCTGGATCATTATGTGCTCAACGCCTTGCGGCATCGGAGAGGTCAGCACCGCGACAGCATCGTCACGGCCAACGGCGGCACGACGATGTGCTCAACGCCTTGCGGCATCGGAGAGGTCAGCACATGCCAGAGATGGAGATATCGCTCGCCGCTAACCTGTGCTCAACGCCTTGCGGCATCGGAGAGGTCAGCACCGGTCTGGCCGCGGTCGCGCAGCAGATTGACACCCTGTGCTCAACGCCTTGCGGCATCGGAGAGGTCAGCACGAGACGGACGCGTGTTCTACGGGTCAGGTTACGGTTAGTGCTCAACGCCTTGCGGCATCGGAGAGGTCAGCACATCGGTCCGGAGAACAGAATCGGTCGCTCTTTCAGTGCTCAACGCCTTGCGGCATCGGAGAGGTCAGCACCTGCCTCCATCAGGGCAGGTATCCCGGCCCGGAGTTGTGCTCAACGCCTTGCGGCATCGGAGAGGTCAGCACGCCGTCGCCCGCTGGTCGATCTTCCACGGCCAGATCGTGCTCAACGCCTTGCGGCATCGGAGAGGTCAGCACGCACGCTATTTCACGCCCTCGACCGCGACCCGATGTGCTCAACGCCTTGCGGCATCGGAGAGGTCAGCACAGAAGCCGTGCTCGACAAGGTGCGGGCTGATCGTCGCGTGCTCAACGCCTTGCGGCATCGGAGAGGTCAGCACCGAAAGACTCGCTGATGGAAAAGGCGGCCGTCAAGGGTGCTCAACGCCTTGCGGCATCGGAGAGGTCAGCACGATCAACGGCAAGGAGATCAGCAAGCACATCGTGTTGTGCTCAACGCCTTGCGGCATCGGAGAGGTCAGCACCCAGGAGGCGACGATCTTCTCGCAGACCGCGCGATGTGCTCAACGCCTTGCGGCATCGGAGAGGTCAGCACCGCCTGTCCTTCGCGTTCGTGGGCGGCCGGTAGATGTGCTCAACGCCTTGCGGCATCGGAGAGGTCAGCACGTGTTAACAATGGGTAGGCGCGCGATCGTCCTGACCGTGCTCAACGCCTTGCGGCATCGGAGAGGTCAGCACCCTTGATCGTACCATCATCAAGCACAGTTATCTTGTGCTCAACGCCTTGCGGCATCGGAGAGGTCAGCACGAGCAAGGCTGTCTTCTCGGTGGTGCCCGACAGCCAGTGCTCAACGCCTTGCGGCATCGGAGAGGTCAGCACGCAACTCGCCATCCAGTCCTGCAAGAGCGAGAAGTTGTGCTCAACGCCTTGCGGCATCGGAGAGGTCAGCACCCAGAACGCGACCTATGCCATGACGACGGGCGACCAGTGCTCAACGCCTTGCGGCATCGGAGAGGTCAGCACCCGAAGAAGGACCTCGGGATTATCGGGCGGCTGTTCGTGCTCAACGCCTTGCGGCATCGGAGAGGTCAGCACACTGAGATCATGCGGGGCGTGGTCGCCGGGACGAGTGCTCAACGCCTTGCGGCATCGGAGAGGTCAGCACCTTCGGGGACCACGGCCAGGTCTGGTTCCCTTTGAAGTAGTGCTCAACGCCTTGCGGCATCGGAGAGGTCAGCACAAGCGGAGCGAGAACTGACCACGGCGGTTGACAAGTGCTCAACGCCTTGCGGCATCGGAGAGGTCAGCACGCCGTCGATTCGCCAACCGCCCGAGTCGCCCTCGTAGTGCTCAACGCCTTGCGGCATCGGAGAGGTCAGCACGAGCATCTTGCCCGCCTTCACGCGGTCCTTGCCCGAGTGCTCAACGCCTTGCGGCATCGGAGAGGTCAGCACGTTGGCGGCCGCGTGACTGGCCCCCTCAATGAGTAGTGCTCAACGCCTTGCGGCATCGGAGAGGTCAGCACCGGTCCCGAATGGCCTGGGTGCTGTCCGTCGTCTGTGCTCAACGCCTTGCGGCATCGGAGAGGTCAGCACATCACGTGGACGCCAAGGGCGAGTACGAGACGGTGTGCTCAACGCCTTGCGGCATCGGAGAGGTCAGCACCGCGTCGAGCTCAGCCAACTGCCTTGCGTATGGTGTGTGCTCAACGCCTTGCGGCATCGGAGAGGTCAGCACAGACCGGCTTTGGCCTGTTCACAGTCTCCTGACAGCGTGCTCAACGCCTTGCGGCATCGGAGAGGTCAGCACCAAAGACCCCGTAGCCCTTAAGAGGACGTGCGACTTGTGCTCAACGCCTTGCGGCATCGGAGAGGTCAGCACGCGGTCCTCAAGGGTACGCGGTTCCTGGTCCTGGACGAGTGCTCAACGCCTTGCGGCATCGGAGAGGTCAGCACGCCGATCTTGCTGCTGTCCTCGAGGAAACTCCCGATGTGCTCAACGCCTTGCGGCATCGGAGAGGTCAGCACAGCCGACTCGAAGTAGCGGCGACTGCGGATGTACTGGAGGTGCTCAACGCCTTGCGGCATCGGAGAGGTCAGCACAACATTCAGCCCGGCGCCGGTTGGCGTGTTCTTCCGCAGTGCTCAACGCCTTGCGGCATCGGAGAGGTCAGCACGCAGGGCCGCCGAGTCGATCAGGATGGCAGCCTTGTTGTGCTCAACGCCTTGCGGCATCGGAGAGGTCAGCACGGCACGACAGGCCATCGACAAGGCCCGCAAGCAGATGTGCTCAACGCCTTGCGGCATCGGAGAGGTCAGCACCGCCCCATTGACAAGGGGTTACGCGTCAAGCCTTGAGTGCTCAACGCCTTGCGGCATCGGAGAGGTCAGCACGCAGCCAGTCCCTGGTTCCTGGGCTGAGTCTGGTTTGTGCTCAACGCCTTGCGGCATCGGAGAGGTCAGCACGGGAGTGGCAGTTGTGGACGACAACGCCCTCAACCAGTGCTCAACGCCTTGCGGCATCGGAGAGGTCAGCACAACTCCCCCGCCCACGCTTCCTGTTGCGGTGTCAAGTGCTCAACGCCTTGCGGCATCGGAGAGGTCAGCACACCGAAGGATCGACGAAGTCCTTCACCAGCTTCTCGTGCTCAACGCCTTGCGGCATCGGAGAGGTCAGCACTGAACCAGCCGCGGCGGATCGTCCTGCCTCTCCAGTGCTCAACGCCTTGCGGCATCGGAGAGGTCAGCACCGTATCCGCGGTACGTCTATCTTGTCAGTAGCGTGGAGGGTGCTCAACGCCTTGCGGCATCGGAGAGGTCAGCACGCCACTTGCGAAATTGCTTATAGCGACACCCCTTAGTGCTCAACGCCTTGCGGCATCGGAGAGGTCAGCACGGCAAGGAGCGGCATCGTGGCGATATGCCCGGAAGTGCTCAACGCCTTGCGGCATCGGAGAGGTCAGCACTGCCGGTCGTGTCGCATTCCGGCGGGGCCGTCGAGTGCTCAACGCCTTGCGGCATCGGAGAGGTCAGCACAGTGGCGAGCCGATCACCTGGACGAGTTCAAGACGTGCTCAACGCCTTGCGGCATCGGAGAGGTCAGCACTGGCACCTGCGCCCGCAGCCGCACCCGCTCAAACCCGTGCTCAACGCCTTGCGGCATCGGAGAGGTCAGCACTGCACCCTTCGCATCCCCTGCTTTTTCAAGGTGTTGCGTTGGACACTTTCAAGCACCTGCCAGGTTCTCCTTGATTCTTGGGTCAACAGGTCGCCCTCCTTCCAGGCCGATGGCCCTAAGTTACGCCAGTATAACGCTTTAGATGCCTCGGGCAAGGATCATGCACCTATTCACTTTCCAAATAGCGTAACCTCTCACAGCCAAACGAGTTGCGGCGGCTCAGGCCGATTCCGGCCCGACACCGACGGGAGCATGAACTGGCCTCCTCGCTATACGATGTCGAACGACTTGGGCTCCTCGGGCCAATCCGGCCGATTGACTGAGGAGTGCGTCGTTTCCAGGCCGCGCACGCACGACTCGCATAGGGGGATCATCAGGACGCTGTCCTCGGGCTTGAGTTCCTCGGTCAGTTCCCACCTGAGTTGTTGCATCCTCGGCGGCGTCATCCAGCATCGGAATACCGAGTACTGCATACGGTGCCCGAACCCCTCGAGTTTCTTGGCGGCGCGGCGAAGGCGCTTGTCGTCGCGGATATCGTAGCACACGAGCCACCATTTTGCATCAGTTGCCATCGTGTCACCGGAGTCGCATGCGTGCGAAGAGGCCAGGTTCGCCCGACCATTCCTTTTCCAGAAGGCGGACCTCCAATTCGATTGTCCGGTCATAAGTCAGGGAATAGCCGAGGACCGGGTGCTTCCAGGTTTCCTGGAGCCGGCCTTCAAACAATTGTATGGCCTTGCGGCGGCCGGCGTCCGAGAGCCAGACCTTGGTGCGGGTAACGTCGAAATCCTCATCCGGTCTCCACTGGCCGCGGTTGAGCGAGGCCACCAGGACCATGTCCCACAGAGGCACGCGGAAAAGTTCCATGAGGTCGAGAACGAGCGGATGTGCAGCAGAACGCGGCGTGTGGAAGAAGCCGAGGGCGGGCTCCAGGCCGACGGCCAGAACCGCGCGCATGACGGCTGTCTGGAGAAGAGCGTAGCCAAAGCCCAGAAGGGCGTTGAAACGGTCCTGCGGCGGGCGGCGCGTGCGGCGGGCGAAGCGCAGTTCCTCGGAGACACCGGGCCCCAGGAGGTGGTCGATGCAGGCAAAGTAGTCGCGGGCGGCCTCTCCCTCGTGGCCCC